CCATGGCCGATTTGTTGTTGTTCCATGGTTATGAGGTAACCAATGCGGGTATATTGCGTAACTCACCCGAAAACACCACCTTACCAGATAAAAGCGAATTGGATTCATTGGTTCAACGCCAAAGAAACATCGCGGAAACTTATCGCCGTAGGGTTGTGGATTATTTGAGTTACTACCCACAATTGTTTTCACAGTATACCGAAAACCAAGAAGCGGGGGAATACCCAAACACCAACCCATCAAACTATGTTTCATGGAATTTGTAAAAAAGACATACAAGCCAAAGGATGAAAAGGTCAAGAAATTGACCAAATACTTCACGGAATTGAAAATCGTGAAACCCGCCAATTGTGATTTGTTTTCCAAAGGTGGTAAATTATTAACACTTTTATTCATTTTGACGGGATGTTCGGCGGAGTATCATTTGAAACAAGCCATCAAAAAGAACCCCGCAATGGCACAAATAAGTGTGTATGGCATTGATACGGTGTTTGTACGCGATTCCGTGACCATTACAGACACTTTCACCACAAAAACGATTGATACCCTCACAATTGAAAAAGATGGCGTTAAAACGATTGTATACCGCAATCACGATGTGATAAGAATTAAGACAATTGTAAAGGCCGATACCATCCGATTCACCAAGACAATCACATTACCACCACAAATCCAATACAAAGAAAGAATCAGTTTGCCCCAAATGGTGGGTGTTGGTTTGGCATTGATATTGGCATTGTTATTTTTGATACTTTTAATCACAAGAAAATGAGCAATTGGAACAACCCCAACAACCCGAACAACACCCAGAACGGGTGGAAAACACCATCACGGAGTTCACCACAAGGCGGTGGAACAAGGGCGTGTTTATGCAAAGACAAAAACACATATTCAAAAAAGTGTTGTGATGGCACTTTGTGGGCGCAAGGCGTGGGCAATGTATCGCGTAACCCCTAACAATTAACCTTAAAATCGTTTTATCAATATGAGCATTTCAGGATCAGCATTCACCGCGGGTTACACGGGTTCAAAAGCCGTTGCCAATACATCAGCCAACACGGGAAGATTCCGTGGATTCTTTGTCAATTCAAATGCCGTTGTTTCGGCTTGTTTGGATAAGGATGGCAATTCATTGATGACCACCATGGGATTGACGGGTGTAACATTATTGCCAGGCCCATTCCATTGTGTGGCCGATGGTAATTACATTTCATCCATCACCTTGACATCGGGTTCAATCGTTCTTTACAACGAATAAATGTTTGTTGGATTAGCGATTGGGGTAACACCATTCACCCAAGCGGGTGGGGCGGTATTGGCGTTGGAATACACCAACCGAGTAACTGCGGATGGTGGTTACTATGAAGGCGTTGATTGTATGATTTACAAATTGGATGATTTAGATTCACAACAATGAGTACACTATTAGAACAAGCAAGTTTGGTAATGATACCAAGCGGATACAAAGAGGATGTTGTATATTCTCAAATTCCCACAAGTGGTGCAGGAGACCTATCTTTCACCCGTGCATCCAACGGAACCCGTGTAAATAGTGCGGGATTGGTTGAGGTTTGCCCGTGGAATATGGTATTAGATTCTGAAACTTTTAATTCAGGTAATTGGAGTAAATACCAAGCGTCAGTAACAGCAAGCACAACAAACGCGCCCAATGGAACTTTGACCGCAGACACATTACAAGATAACGCGGCAAATGATAGCCATATAACATACCAAACTCCTAATATTACCGCAGGCACTTATACAATTTCAGTATATGCCAAAGCAAGTACATTAAGTAATATCAATTTGGTTTTGTTTGATGGCGTAAGCATAAGTTATGGAAGTAATCGCTTTGATTTAAGCAATGGGACAACAACAGGAGCAAATCAAAGTATTGAAAGTGTTGGCAATGGGTGGTATCGTTGTATTTTTACATTGACTACAACATTAAGCGGGGTGCAATATGTTTATGTTTTTCTCAATAATGGTACATCGAGTGTTTACACGGGTACTGGAAGCGGTGCGGTTTTTATTTGGGGTTACCAACTTAACATCGGCTCAACCGCAAAGCCTTATTTTCCCACTACCGACCGCTTAAATGTTCCACGCCTAACTTATCAAAATGGCGGGGGCGGATGTCCAAGTTTGTTGTTGGAGAAGCAGAGTACGAATTTGTGTTTGTATTCAGAGCAGTTTGACAATGCGGCTTATAATAAAATATCTGGAGGGTCGGCTACTGTTCCTGTTGTAACGGCTAATTTTGCTACATCTCCCGATGGTTCGCAAAACGCAGACCGCATTCAATTTGCACGAACAGGTACTACCGCTTCGGATTTTAGTGCAATCAACCAATCGTCTTTAACTTTAAGCGCAACTGGTACGACTACTATTTACCTTAAAAGTAATACATCGTCAAATCAAAATGTTTTAATGTATTGGGGTGGCGGTCAAGGTCAAGTGTTTCTTGTTACACCATCTTGGCAAAGGTTTACATTATCAAATCTTTCGGTAGGAACAGACGCTATTGTTTTTGGAACTCGCGGAGGAACGGGCAATTTTTTTAATGGTGGCGATTTGACTCTTGACATTTTGGCTTGGGGTGCACAATTAGAGCAAAGCAGTTACCCCACATCCTACATCCCAACAACCTCATCAAGTGCAACAAGGGTGGCGGATGCTTGTTTTAAGACGGGAATTAGTTCGTTGATTGGGCAGACGAGCGGAAGTGTGTTTTTTGATTTTACCGTTGATAGCGTAACGCAACCAGGCGACCCCGTTTTATGGTATATGAAAGACGGCGGTGCGGGTGAGCGTTATGTTGAATTATATTCAAATGGAAATTTGGTATATGCAGAAATTGACGGGAGTGGACCGATTGCAACAATTACAAAATCCTCATTAACTGTTGGTCGTCATAAATGTGCGATTGCATATGCAACAAACGATTTTGTTTTCTATGTTGACGGGGTGCAAATCGGAACGGACACAAGTGGAACACCGAACGGATTTAGCACATTTGGTTTGCAGTATTATTTAAGTGTTTACACGGGTCAACAAAAAGTAAACCAAGCGGCAATTTTCAAAACCCGCCTAACAAACGCCGAACTTGCATCACTAACCACAATTTAACACAATGAAAAGTTTCAGAAAATACGAGTTCACTCCTACCGAATGGGCAACACTCCAAAAAGACATACAACAAACCATAATCACCCCAAGCGGGGAAACCGTGACAAGTTGGAAAGATTGCGCAGTTGTTGAAATTGGGTTTATTTGTTTAGAATGGGGGCAAGTTGATGACAAACCCGTATGCGTTAAGCAGTCCGACAAGTGGGCGGTAGATATTCTATTCTATGCAGAAGTACCCGTGGAGTTTGAGCCGTATGAGGTATGGCCAGACCCAATGGGGATTCATACTTTTAGTGGGGATGATTCTTTGTATTTGAGTGGGTATTGTGCCAAGTTTCCCGATTCACCATATTGTGTAATTCCCGATCCCGTAATCTAATGACCGCCCCGAAAAATGCTTTGCCCGTCAATTTTGACCAATTTCGTAAGAACCCAGTTGCTGCCGTTGCTTTTTGTATGCTGTTGGCTGTGGGGTATCTTTATATTGATTTGCGTTCGGGGTACAAAGAACAGATTGAAAAAGCCAATGCAAAGATTGAGGCGTTGGATGTCAAGATTGACAAATTGAGTTACGCCCTTAAAAAGTCGGATTCGTGTTTGGCAAGTGCCATGACCGAGATCCGTATAATGCAAACGATGAAAAAACTATGAAAAACGCATTGATTGTTTTCACGGCCCTATTCATTACGGGATATTTGTTCACAAGCGTAAACGCAAAACAAAGCCCTACAATTGACGAAATTGATGCGTTGCTAACCAAGGTATCAAAAAACATTGAAAGTGCGGGAGAATGCACGAAAATGGCTCAAACGATGAATGCAAAGATGGTTGAATCAAAGGTTGCAGAAAAGGAAGCGTTAAAAAAGGAAGTGGCCCAGGCGGAAGCCAAGGCGGAAAAGTATGCAAACACCATGATTTTTATGGGCATTGATACAGCGGACATAGACACGGCATCCATTTCAAACATGATTAAATTAAACGGGTTGTAATGGCAAAGGTTTCCAACACATCAACATTTCGTGCCAAGCCCAAACGCAAATTGGGAAGGCATACGAAGTCAGTTAACAAACACAAATCATCCAAACCATATAAAGGCCAAGGCAAATGAAAAAGATATTCGAGATTTTCAAAGGCGATAAAGGCGAATTGAGTTCCAAGCGGTTCGTGGGAATCATTGGGGCGTTCGTACTATTCGGAACGATGGCACACAATTCCATGTCACCACAAGATATTGCACCATCCAAAGAATTGGTGGAGGCGGTGGAATGGATCGTGATAATGTCATTGGGTTTTACATCAATTGATAAATTCAGCAAACAAAATGAAAATTAAACAAGTACCATTTCGGGCATACAATCGCGAAGCGGTGAAGAAAACCCAGGTGTATTTACACCACACGGCGGGAAACGGAAGCGGTGAACAAACCTTTGCCTATTGGGAAAAGGTTGCCAACAAGGTTGCCACTTGTGTTGCCATCTCAACGGACGGCACAATCGTACAAGGGTTTGGCAGTGAGTATTGGGCGTACCATTTAGGGCTTGGCACAAAACATTTCATGGGGCATGGTTGCCCATACCTTCCGTTGGATAGAACATCCATTGGTATTGAGGTTTGCAACTGGGGTCCGTTGACCAAGAAAGGCACAAAGTTTTACAATTATGTGGGTGGTGAAATACCGAAAGAAGAAGTAACCGAATTGGAAAAACCATACAAGGGATACAAGTTGTGGCATTCGTACACGGATGAACAAATCGCATCCATCAAAGACC